ACCTCTTTGCTCTTTATTTGCAAAGGTTTGTACCAGTCTATATATTTCATCAATCGTCATTATTGTGTATTTTATTCCCTAGCAAAAGTACGAAATAAATCCTTATAACAAAAAAAGGGAGACCGTTAAGTCCCCCTCTTGAATATATAACATTAATACATTATCCATTAATTGCTTTTAGTCTACGCTCTATCTCAGAGTATATCTGCTCTCCCTCACCTTCAGAGCAAAAGTCTACCATTCTCTCGATAGGCTTAACTCCAATTGCAGGAACACAAATAGTATTCCCTGAAGATACCCAAGTTACACCTGTTTTCTTCATAGAGATAATACCTGACTCTTGAGCCATAAGTAATAACTGCTTCATCTCTGTACGAGGGTCATTCATACCTGCTAAGAAAGCTGTAGGATTCTTCTCTGCTTGAATCTTCATATCCCAACGAATCTCATCTACACTCTTATCAGTTTTAACACCTAATACTTTGGCGTACCCTACAAGCTCATTTAAAGGCATTTTAAGAGCACTTTGTACAGCGTCCATAACATCAGCCACCTGAGCTATTTTATCTTGTGCAGACTTCTGATCGTCCTTTATAGTAAATAGTATGCTTTTAGACTTAATCCTATGTGGATTACTACCATTAGCGTTGCAGGTATCTAGGTATTTTTTAAGAGTAGGGTTAGTGTGATCCACAAATATAAAGCCATTATTAAAAGCAATAGGCTCTCTCATTTTAGCTGTTTCTGGGTGGTCATCTGCAAATATAGAAGCCTCTCCAGGAACGTATCTAATCTTTCTATTCTCTCCTGTTTCAGGGTCAAATATAATATCCTCAGCTTTTAATAAAGAAACTATAGGATACTGAGGCATACCGTTTCTTTTTTTAGCCTTAGCAACTAATTTATATACAGAAGCCTTATACTCTTGTTTCTTATTAGTAAATTGAGGAGTGAATTTTTTTTCTACTACGGGAGCTTTAGCTTCGACCTTAGTAGACGTAGGAGGCGTAACAGCCTTACGAGTTTTTGTTGGTGTCATAATAATTATTTTCTAAAATTAACTTAAAGTTTTATAAAGGAGGGGTACAAAGCCCCCTCCAGTAATATAATCAACTATTGCTAGTTATTAAGAATTAACATACGCAGCATTATGCGTAATGACAGCTGCTGTAACATCAGTAGAAACATACTCTGATGATACATCGTCAGCAATAACCACAAAACCATTATCTTTAGATAGTGGCTCATTGATTTTGTCAGCAATGGCTCTCATAGCTTGTTTGTGTCTGTTTTCTCCTACAGTAAGAACAACTTTATCAACTAAAGGTAGGTTTGCAGCATTATCTGTAACTAAGCTATTTCCATGACCCTCTGGACGCTGAACATTCTTGAAGTTTATAGTTAACGCTGTATCACTACTAGGGTGCATACCAATTAAAGCTGATAACGGATACATTACTGAATCCTCAATCGCATCATCATTAGCTAATGTAGTATCTACACCTCTGAAATATAAAAACTTTTCCATTTTCTTATGTCTTTTTTATATATTAATAATTATGATTTTTTGAACAATAAGAAACGGTTAGGAGCAAATCCTTCAAAACCACGCTCAGTTCTGTAGTTACAACGTAACTCATCAATACCGTTAGTTTTGTTTTGTAGAATAGCACCACCAGTTAACCAGTGCTCCATCTCACGAGAGTATCCGTTAGCTGCTTTGTATCGCATTCTTAACGAAGGAATCTTCTCACCAGACTTAGCATCTTTCTGTGAATCCATAGGAATACACATTCCGTAACCATTGTAGTTAAATCCAGTACCACCTAACAAGTCAGGACGGTTAAATAGGTCGTAAGTTTTCTTGTGGAAAGTGTAACCACCACGAGAGAACGAGTTAAAACCTAAGTTCAACGCCATATCTTTGTTGTTAGCGAAAGTACCATAGTTAGCACCACCAGCTGCGTAAGCACCTTGAGAAGCTAATAAGTCGTCAATATCTAAAGATAAGTTAATACCAGCGTAAAGAGCCATCTCTTTTGCACCTCTGTACTTGTCTAAAGACTTAACAGCAGCATCAAAATCAGCCATAGTAATTGCAGAAGAACCAAGATCCATAGATTGACCTTTATTTTCAATAAATGGTAAAAGACCCTCAGTTGTTACAACAGCAGAACCAGCACCATCAGTAGCACCATCTTCTAAACCAGTAGCAGCTTGACCAATAATCATTGCTAACTCAGAGTAGTCCATGAAACGTTGATGTGTATCAGCCTCACCTTGTAAGTACCATAAGTATCCAGTTCCACTCTCTGGAGAAGAAACTTTTACATAAACAGCGTTAGTTGCTTCAGAACCTGAAACTACAAACGACTCCTTAATAATTTGACACTTATTTTGGTACTGGTCTACACGAGGAGTAATACCACCTGGTTGATCAGTAGCTTCTGCGTAAGCGTTACCTACAATAGCGTAAGCTTGATTTGCAACACTACCAGCTAAAGCACCAGTAGAAACTAATTTTAATTGGAAGTTATCTTCTGGTTGAGAAGATGCGGCACCATCTGAAGCCTGACCAGTTACATAATACATTACGTTATCAGCACCTAATAAAAGGTCTCCGTCACGAAGAGCTGTATTACCAGCATCAGAAGCTGTATCTGTAAACCCTGTATCCACAGTTAAATCAGCACTACTTACAGTACCTGTAAAGTGGTTATGAAGAAGAGTTTCCTCATAGTGCTCAAAAGTTTGAGCTTGTGTTTCTTTTTTAGAACCTAAAAGTTCCATTAATCCAGTAACTCCTTGGTTACCGTATCGTTTGATTAGTTGCTCATCAACATCACGTTTATGTAATGGAATACCATCTGTACGGTCAGCGTTAATTAACGTTGAAGTACCAACATAGTTTGAAGTTGTTGCAACTGCTACATTAGAAGGTGTTGCCACCAACCCTGCAGGAATATTTACACTTGCCATGTTTTTATAATTTTAAATAAATAATAATTAATTTTTTAACCAAGTATTTGTCGTCTCAACATATCGAGAGTTGACTCTTGTCTCTGAGTAGCCTCTTGTTTATCTTGTGTAAACGAAGGATTCTTAATCTCATTAATTACGCTTTCTGTTCCTTTGCTTTTATACTGATTAGCAACACCCCTAACAATCTTATCTATATTGTTTAAGATGTACATGTCTGTATTTAGTTTATCAAAGTCCCAGTCACCGCCTTCATCAACATACTTATCAAAGAAGTTTTCTAGATCAGAGTTGTAGCTTTTAATCTCATGACGAGCATCGTCATCTAGATTATAAACAAACTCTTCACCTTGGTCATTCATAGAGAAAGATAAACCTTCAAGGTCATTAACCTCTCCCTCCATTTGAGATAACCATTCTCCTCTTTCTGCTTCAGATATTCCAGGATCATCTGCTTGCATTGGCATAGCATAATCTTCCTTAACCTGATTAAAGTAGTCTCTAGCAGTTTTAGCGTCCTTCATAAGTTGAACCTTACCAGCGTTGGTTTCTCTCTCACTATATTCCTCTTTGTCTGTTTTATAAGTTGTCGCCATATAATCATTTAACTCTGCATCAGTTAAACTTGGATTATCTAATCTTAGATACTCCATCATTAAAGCGTCATCAGACACGTTGGTTAAATCAACCGTTTGAGTGTTTAGGTAATCTTGAACTGTACGACCAGTATCTCTAACATAATCATTAATGACTTGAAGCTGATCGCTAGCAAAGTCATTGCTTTCTGTTTCTGTACCAGTTGTGTTAAGATCATCAAATGATTCTAGGTCTCTCCCAAGCTTTTCGCTAAGGTATTGTAAGACAACTTCATCATCACTGATTTCTTCACCCTCTTGTGATTGACCATCGTAAGTTTCATCAACGTAGGTTTCCTCATTATTTAAAGAACTCTCACCTGTCAAGTCTATAACGTTAGATTGCTCTTGCGTTACAGGTTGCTCTGACTCGACTGCTTGGTTTTCATCACCAGTCAAGTCAACGATATTTTGTTTAGATTCAGGTTGTACAACCTCGCCTCCAAACTGTTTTACTAATTCATCTCTTATATCCATTGTCTTAAATTTAATTTATGTTATTTTCGCAAATATAAACTATTTTATATTAATGTCAAATTATTGAGGCATATTTTGTTCTTCACCTAAAGGACCTCTCTTACCTTGTCTTTGTTCAATCATCTGAGATTGATTCATAGCAGACTGTTCTTGAACATTTTTACGAACCTCTCCCTGTATACTTGCAGTACCCTCTTTACCTAAGTTACCTAACTCTATTTCTCTCAACCTTCTTTGATGTTGAGCCTGCTCAAACTGTTCTTTTAATTGAAACTCTAATTGTTTAAGTTGCATATCAGCCTGAGCTTTAGCTTGAACACGAGCCTGTTCTATCTGCATTTCTGCCTGCATCTCTTGTTGCTTAAGCTGTGCAGCTTGTTGTGCTGACTGTTGTTGCAACTGAGCATTTTGTTCAGATGCCTGTTTAGCCATAGCTTGTTGTTCCTCTTGATACTTTGTTCTACGAAGAATTAACATCTGGTTAGCCATCTTAATATTTCTAATAGATCTAATCATAATAGCATCCTCAAGTCTAAGTTCTTTTTGAGCTAGGGATACTTGAATGTTCTGCTCCATCATTTGCTTTTCTTCCTCACTAGGTGCAACATCTAATGTTATACCAAACTCGTGAATAGAAAGTTTCTTCATCATATCTATAGAGTGCATAGATGTATCCCCTATAACGTTAGTGTACATTTTATGTAAACCCTTAAAGTTAACTAAATCCTGCATACGAATAGTTATACTTTGAGATACTCTTGTTGTTACGTTAAGGTAAGCATCATTAATGTCTCTAGTAGCGTTGTTAGAAGCTAATAAAGATAATTTTTGAACCCCAACTAAAGCTTCGCTAGATGGTTTAGAAGCGTCTCTTGCCTCGTTAACACCAGTTACGTCACGAATCATTTGCATGTTATGATTATAAACCCCTATAAGGGTTCCAAAATCTCTACCTATACCGTTTTCTAACTCTTGTATTGGCATAGCTCCCGTCATCTGGCCCTCGTCATCTATACGTCTATAGTATATATTACCAGTTTGATCGTATATCTCTTGAAGCTCCATAGGGGTAAAAGTTCCTCCATCACCCTTAGATACGTTCTCTAAAGATCCAATTTCAAATGCTGCACCCTTAGGCCTAGCCTTAGCAAGGACATGCTGTATCTTAAGGTGAGCTAACTGTATCTGGTCAGCAAAAGGAATCATTCTATCAACTAAAGAACGACTCTTCATCTTGTAAAGGTTTGGTTGGTATATTATATAGGACAACCTTGTTTCAGATAAGTTAGATTTAGGTCTAGGCATATCTTTCATCATGTTATAATTAAAAACATAATCTGTACCCACAATATACTTACCTTTATATATAACCTTTACTGTTTGGCCTATATCTTCTCTTTTTGTTTTAGAGTTTTTAGGCTTCTTGTAATTAGACGGCTTCTTGTTTACAGAGTAACCACCATGCTTATTTTCTTTCTTTTCGTATTTTAAGGAGTGACTAGTAATAAACTCAGCATCTAATATGTTTACACTAAACTTATCATAATCGTAAGTCTCGTTACCATTTTCATAGTAAGCTTGAGTACCATAGTTAGATGGGTTGTTATTTTTACCAGCATACTCTCTAGCTATCTTAATGTAATCCTCCTCACTAAACTCATCCCCAGCTTGCATTTTTAAATCAGCAATAGTCATGGAGTATACCTCACCTGCGTGACGTATATTTTTATAATCTGGTTTAGAAGAAAATGATGTTATAAGGTTAGCAGGATCTACGTGTCGTATCTTAACACCTTCTGTCTTTGAAATCTCTGTTTTAGCAGCACATAACCCTAAAACAACAAGATCACGAATCATGTATCTTTTTGTCTCGTTATAATCGTTTATATCTAGGGTATACTCTATAGCTTTTTCTAACGCTATCTCAACATTTTGCTTATAGTTAAGTGACATAAACATATCTATCTCCTCAGAACTTTCAGCAATAAATCCTTTAGGAGCTAAAGGTAAACCTGTCTCATCTTCTAAGCCATTTAAAAAATCCTTAGTTAACATGTTACCATATAACTCTTTCTTTTTTTCTAACCTTTCGTTAGCAGCAACAGGATCTATAGTCTTAGCTTTTATATCGTACTCTTGATTAACCATCCCGTTAACAATAACGTCAACAAATTTAGGAACAATAGATACAGGGCTCCAGTCTATATTAAGATAAGATGAGTCTCCTTGAACGTCAAGTAAGTCTTTATACTTACCTACATCTTGGTTACCCTCAGCGTAAGACCTGTTACGACTATATCGCATCTTAATATCTCTAAAGTATACATCACCATTGTTATGCCACTCGTAGTACATGTTTTTAAAGTACTCAAGCCCATACTCTTTAGTAGCCTTTTCTTCGTTAGTGGCTAGAGGTGATGGGTAACCATTTAATTTATTTTTATTATTGCCGTAAGTCATGATTTTATTTGTTTGCTAAACATTCCTTTGTTATTATATTTTTTAACTAAAGGAGATGATGCCTTTAATTCTACCTTTGGTTTTATATATTTTTGTGACGCTAGTAAAGCCAATGATGACGATATACTAGCATCGTACTTTGTTCTGTTATCTATCTCGAACCTACTCCAATCATCAAGAAGCGTGTTAAAAAAACACTGTCCAATTTCTCCTGTACTTGCGTTATAACCAACATGGTCATATATATAAGTAGCTATCGCCTCTGCCTGAGCGTTTATTACTGCAGCTCCAGATCCAGGTATCCCTTTAGTCTTTTGTTTCCCTCTACTCCATTCTGTGTGCGTCATATCTGGTCTATCCATTAGATACTCGTAGTACCCCCTGTTCTCAAAGTATTTCAATATCCCCACCTTGTTATTCTCTACTAATATCTGACAACCATAGAATACACACATTTTAATCATGTCCTCGTAAAATATTTCCGCCTTAGGAGGTCTATTAATATACTCGCACACAAACTGCATAGACGCATCGCTTGACATACTAAACTTATGAAAAACATGAGCAGCAGCATCAGATCTCCTACCATCAGTAGTGGTGTCATGGTCATAAGGGTCACAGCCTGCAACAAGCTGGTCTGACCTTCCAGGAAATTTTTTACTAAACCTAGACGAGACAACATTTTGATTCTGAGCCTCTGGAACCCAAGTAATTTCCCACTTACCTTTTCGGTGAGGTATCCATAAAACCTCGCTATCTTGTACGCCATTCTTCCAAATAAACTCTCCCCTTGTTGTAGGAGTATTATTAACCTCGTTATAATCCATCTGCTGATAGATTCTTTCGACATCAAATATACAACTTTGTGTGTCATTTCTAAACGCTTCCTCTACAGTAAATGGAAACTGACGTTTAAATTCTGATAACGCTGTGGTATCATCCTTCAAAGCATCTCTTCTATTTTGTATATAATCTCTAGCACCAGTGTCAATAGACATATCATCAATAC